TGGTGAACGTGAAACAGACTTTATTAACTGTGTTATCTGGCGCCAGCAAGCTGAAAATTTGGCTAACTGGGCTAAGAAAGGCGCATTGATTGGAATTACTGGACGCATTCAGACCCGTAGCTACGAGAATCAGCAAGGTCAAAGAGTGTATGTCACTGAGGTAGTCGCTGAGAACTTCCAAATGTTAGAAAGCCGTGCGGCGCGTGAAGGCAGCAATGCTATTCAAGGCAATACATCGGGAGCGTTTGGCAATGACGGCGGCTATGCAGGGCCTTACGGGCAACAAGCACCGCAACAGCAAGGACCAAACTTTGCGAGGGATAGCAGCCCATACGGGAACGCAAATCCATTGGATATCAGCGATGATTCGCTTCCTTTCTGATGCAAAGGAGTGTCACAAATGGAATTTAAACCGATAAAAGGATATGAAGGCATCTATGAAGCGTGTTCAGATGGGACAATTTGGTCATGCGAGGGAAAAACAACTTACAGTAATTGGCACGGAAGAATTAGAAAGCGTGTATGGAAGCGCAGAAAACTTAAATTACAAACACAAAAGCGACAAAGAGGTGGCAAGAGAGATAAAAAGGTTAAATTGTGGAAAGACGGCGAAATGAAAACGCACCTAGTAAGCAGGTTAGTTGCTACTGCGTTTATTCCGAACCCAGAAAACAAAGAAGAGGTCAATCACAAAAACGGCAACCCTTTAGACAACTCCGCAGGAAATCTTGAATGGGTGACGCGGTCAGAAAATATTAGACACGCTTTTAAAAACGGGTTGTTGCAAACAAATAAGAAAGTGACTCTAGTAAGCAAGACGGACGGTGTAACAATAAAATTCGACAGTTTAAGAGCGGCTAGTGTATTTCTTGGGAGAAACAAAGGCTATTTGAGCAGCGTTATTAAAAACGGAAGAACGCTTGATAATTACGAGATTGTGGTGGGTGTTCTATGAAAATAACTTTAAATATCGAGCCCAAACCTCAAACAAGGCCACGATTCAGCAAATTTGGCACTTATGAAGACCCAAAAATGAAGGCGTGGCGTCGTCAGTGCTCGCAACTTATCAAGCAAGAATATGACGGACAATTCTACGACGGTCCTATTTCAGTCGATGTCGTATTTTACATGAAAGCCCCGCTTAATGTATCAAAAATGCCCACGCCAAAGGCTAGAGCCAAAACGTGGGATATATTCAAGAAATTCATGGCTGAAATGCTTTGGCATGCGAAAACTCCAGACGTTGATAATCTTGTCAAATCGCTCTTTGATAGCATTTCAAATGCTGGCTATAACAAAGTTGATAAGAAGGGTATCGTCTGGACGGATGACAGTATTGTTTGCGATTTAAGAGCTCGCAAGAAGTACAGTCCTAATCCACGCATTGAATTTGAAATTAAGGAGTTGGAATGAATAGCAAATACAAGGACAAGCTAGTCGGTGTACATGCTCCAGGGAGTTATGACCACACAAGCGTATTAGGTCAAACGCAAGAATTCTCGAGATGGTTCTGGGCCAATCACGAAGATGTGGAATATATCAGCGCTAAGTTAGGTATCAACGTAAATAAACTCAACCGTATCTTAACGCTAGAACAGTTGCCGGATGATGAATTATTGAAAGGAATGATGGAGCTATGCGAGCAAAAGAATACGCCTTATACAAGGGTGAAGAATTGCTAGCGATGGGAACTAAGCGTGAAATCGCTGAGCAGTTAGGTGTTTCACCTAGCACCGTTGGGTACTATGGAACGCCAGTATACGCTCGAAGAACAACGGAAAGAGGAAGGAGATTAGTAGAGCTATGAAATATAAAGTAATCGTTTATTACGACAACATGGAAGACAGTGAGCACGTTTCCAATAACAAGAACGACGCTATCAACGAATTGCATCGTTTGAGAGGTGTCAAATATCGCAATTCTAGGATGTATACAGTGGAGTTGGTCGAATGCGGTGGATAGTACGAGTAGCACGCACGATGGATGATGTTAAAGAGTGCCATTTCACAGATAAGGACAAGGCACTGAACCACGTTGAAGCATTGAAAAAACTAAGCATAGCAGTGGACGATGCCACTGTATGGATGGAGGAAATTAGCGATGATGAACAGAAATGAAGCAGTACAGAAACTATCTAAGGTAGCACGGATTTCGGTAGCTTACGCAGAAGACTTATATGATTCGTTCTTCCCTAAGCCAATCGTTCCGCAATGTGTGGCGGATTGGATTGATGTGTGTAAAGAAAATTTGGCAATAGGATTATATACTGCTATGAATCCAGATTTTTTGAAACAGTGGAATAAAAGTGATGAACTTATTTGCTGGATTAAAAAGGCAAGAAACCAAGATATCTTTGCTCGTGCTTGGGTTGATGGCTACGAGGTCGAGAAAGAGCCTAGATATACGGTTAGAGTGAAAGGAATAAACGGGTCTCATCAGTGGTTGGCTTTCGGCAAACTGACGGAGTGTTGGTATTTTGGGGGCAAGGAAAACTCTTCCTATGTCGTTCTTGAACACACCCGCAAAGAGCTAGAAGATGCTGATTTTGGCTGGATGTTCGATTGCGAAGGCGTGGAAGTTAAGGAGGTGGAGTAATGGTAAAACTCGTATTTATCGCAGAGCCTGAAGAACCGACGTATGACAGTATGTCAGAACTAATCGACAAGGTCAACGAGTGGGCAGATGAACGCAATTTAAAACAAGCTGACCCAAAGATTCAGTGGATGCGTATCACGGAAGAGGTCGGAGAAATTCGAGATGTACTCTTGAAGCCGACTAAATTCACAGAACCGCAAGCAGCACTTAAGGACGCTATCGGTGACACGCTAGTAACGATTATCGTGCTAGCACATCAATTAGACCTTGATGTTACTGAGTGTCTAAGCATTGCATACGAGGAAATCAAGAACAGAAAAGGAAAGATGGTAAATGGAACATTCGTCAAAGAAGAGGATTTATAATGACCTAGCTATTTCTACGGTGCTGCTCATGGTCTCGCTAGCCATTAACGTAACTACCGTTCTACGAGTGGTTAATAGACCTATCGAGACAGTGGTTATCCATAAGGCTGATAATGCCGTTGAATTACACGGCAAGGTAACCGGCAAATCTATGGTCGGGAAACTCTACACGCTTGATTGTGGGGCGTATGGGAAATTCCTTGTCAGCAAGGAACAGTATGACAGCGTTAACGTTGGGGATGATATTCCCAGCTATTTGAAAGGACGGGGGCAATGATACCAAGATTTAAGGCATGGGACGGCGGCTCGTTAAGTCGCATGTATAGCCCGTCAGAAGTAATGGTTGGTGATTCATGCATTTGGATACTTGATGAAGATTCAGGGTCAAATGAATGGATAATCAATAATGATCTCAATCTCATGCAATCAACTGGATTGACGGACAGTGCCGGAAAAGAGATTTTCGAAGGAGATATCCTAAAAACTACAGATTATTTTAGCAGCCAATATTTAGTTGAGTACGACTTGTCTAAGGCAATGTTCGTAGCTCAAGAAATTGCCGCAGTGCTTAAGGGTGAACCAGAACCGTTATGTGAATTATTAAATAAAGATTTCACAGTTAAAATAATCGGTGACATCCACACAAATCCAGAACTGGTAGAGGTGGAACAATGAATAAACGACAACGAAAGAAAGCAGTAATGAAAAACGTCTCAAAACTCTATGATGTAGTTTTTGAACGTGGCCGTTTCAGAAAAGATATGGCTATTGTCTGCGGAATGGACTCGCAGTTCAGACGGACACTGTCAACAGTTATGGTCAAAAAAGGCCGATATGAGTATAGTTTTGGAGAACTTACAGAAATCTCGTTAGAGGGATATGTCACAGATCACAAAGTGATAGAGGAGCGACACCTATGAGCGTGAAATACAAATATTCCGGGCTGACCGAGGAATTATATCAACGGTTAGTCAGTGAGCATGCAGCACTTAGAAAAGCACATAAAAAAGGCTCTTATAAGCAGTTTTTTCAAGATGTGAAACAGTGCAGTGAAGTGCAAGCACGTATCATTTACCAAGCATTTAATAGCGCAGTCGTGGAACGTGCGAGGATATCGCCAGCTACTGTAGACAGACTAGAAGGCATTATTTCCGATGAACTATTCGACGACCTTCAAGATTATCTGTCTACTAATTATACGAGAGGGAAAACCACTAAACCGGTTTTGGATAAAACCAACGCAGGACTGCCAGAGGGACTGTTTAAACGGTTTCGTAAGGAAGTGGAAGAACTACGTAAGGAACACCCTAACAACCTAAACAACTATATTAGAGACGTCAAGGACTGCGACTAGAAAAATGCTAACAGAACCCAAAATGCCCTTAATCTGTGCTATGCGGAGAAAGCCGCCCTAACACCTTTGAAAGCTATTCAAATGGAAGGGTTACTTTCAAGAAAGCTATTCAGCGAGATTATTGACTTTGTCTTCAATAACTACGAGTGGAGCGAGAGATTAGATGATGAAGTCGACCGCATAACCCTAGAATATAGAACTAAAGGCAGGGTAGGCCGTGAGAAGACCACGGTCAGAAAAGCCCTATATAAAGCCTATGCGTTAGGCGTGTAGCTAGAACGGTTTGCGAGGGTTCGACTCCCTCACTAGCTATTGTCTGTCAAAACACTAAAAAAATGGATATAGATTTTTAGTGGCTTGGACACTTTTTAACACTTTTTCGACACCGTCGAGCTGACAGACCTCGACACGAAAATCCAGTAAATAATAAGTTATAGAATCGAGGAATCCTTTTTTATTTCTTTTAGACCTAGTCTTGTATTGCTGGTGGCATGGCTAAATCTAATTTATGGGAGGTGGTACCCTAATCCTTCTTTATTCTTGTATAAAAAAAGACCCAGACTAATGCCCAGGACTGTTCAAACGCTATTAATAATATTATACCATAAAGGAATGTAATTTATGAGAACAGTGGAACGGCTGCAAAAAATCAAGGCGCTTGATAGATACATTGACAGTCAGATAGAACAAATCAAACGACTGGAATCACAAGCACTAAAAGTAACGGCTGGTGCAATGCAAACAGACATGGTCCAAGGTGGCAAACGTAAGGGGAAGGATGATATCTATGTGGAGCTTATGACGGCCCGTGAAGAAGTAGAACGCTTCACTGCTGAAGCTATCAAACAGAAACTAGAGTTTCGCCGGCAGATAGCAAACGTGGGGGATATAGACGCTAGGTCCCTACTGCAAATGGTTTATATAGACCAGCTGGATATCTGGCAGATATGTGACCGTATGGGCTTTAGTAAGGCTACCTACTACGTTAAGTTAAGACAGGCTGAGAAGTATTTGGATTGATTTACAGTGGTATATACCAATTCATACGGCACCATACTACCAACGTGGTAACATAGTATTATCGAATCAGAAGGACACAACAGTGTTCTTCTTTTACTTTATCTGAAAGGAGGTATGCCAATGCCAATGGTCAGACGATGCAAGGCAGAGGGGTGCCGTGCCTTAACAGAGAGACCAGCACACTACTGTCCTGCACACAAGGACATGGAAGCAGCATACACACAAGAGAGACAGAGATACTCACGCACAAGATACAACACACGAGTAAGGAACCGAGACGATGAGAGCAAGGAACGGTATGCGTTCTATCGTTCAAAGATTTGGTCTTCTATTCGTAAGATAGCTTTAGAACGTGACAACTATCTGTGTCAGTACTGTCTAGCCTTGGGTGTGACCACACCAGACGCACGCATAGGCGACCACGTAACACCTGTTGAAATAGCTCCAGAACTTAGGACTGAAATTTCAAACGTGGTAGCAACGTGTAGGAGCTGCGACAATACCAAAAGAACATTGGAACAAGAAATCTATGGCACTGGCCAAAATAGAACGAAACAGAACACGGAGCTGCGGCTTTCCGTGGATGCGTGGGCAGGTTTAATAGCCCGCAAAAAAGAGGACGTCGTTAAACCCCTCTAATAAGCCCATAGCACGATTTTATAATAATGGTGGTGTAATAACCCTTGACCCAATTTAAAATTGACCCCCGCCCCCTTCTCGTGCCAAGGAGAGCCACGACAAGGTGTTTTCTTACACCGCACGCCAATTTTGAGGGTTTTTAAGCGGTGTCATAATCAAGATAGGAAGTGAGAAAATGGCGAATAAGTCACCAGCTAAACGAAAACCGTTTTACGAGCAAAATGACCGCTTTCTACCCATTGACCCACCGAACTACTTGGGCACAGTGGCGAGGTCAGTTTGGACTAAAATCATTCCGTATTTAAAAGCAACAGAAAAGGTCGAACGCATTGACACGTTTCTTGTGGAAACCTACTGTACTAACTACGAGATTTACAAAAAAGCCTATGAGGATGTGAAAGAAAACGGTATCCAAACCGAGATTAAGAAAGTCATCCAAGCACAAGGTAGTGGCGAGATTCTAGGTGAGCAGTCAATGGGATTTAGAAAGAACCCAGCGGTTGCGACGATGAAAGATGCCACTGAAACCCTTAATAAAATAGGCATTCAGCTAGGTTTGACCCCTAAAGGAAGGGCAGAATTGGCTGAAATAGCCGGAAGTCAAGCGGATAATTCTTCGATGAAAGATAAGATGGCAGCATTTTTCAAATAAAGGAGGTGAAACATGCAAGAGATTGATTTAACTAAAACGAAAGATGTAATCGGTGCTTATAATAGCATCGATTTTTCTTACGAGCAAAAAACATATACCGACTATGGCACGCAATACTGTTTTAACGTGCTAGATGGCAAGATTGTCGCTGGTTACAATATCCAATTAGCATGTTTCCGACACCTCCGAGACTTGCAACGACAAGGAGATAGCGATTTTCCTTATGTCTACTCGATTGAAGCATTTAACCGTTTCTTGAAATTCCTATCATTAGTGCCAAACGTTGATGATCTTAGCCAAAAGCTAGAGCCTATGGATTGGCAATATTTCATATTTGCCCAACTATTCGCATGGTTCGATTTAGACGATGTACCAAGGTTTTCGAATATCATTATCTCGATTGCCCGTTCGCAAGGGAAAACGATGATAGCTGGGATTTGCCTTAATTTCTCTTATCTGATTGAAATTATCGGGCAAAGCAACCAAGACTTCCTTGTTAGCTCGCTAAACTTCGACCAAACAATGAAGCTGTTCACTTATGTTAAATCTATGATGGCGAGAATCATTGAAAACGAGCCGTTTAAGTCGCTAGCAGACGAAACGCAACTTCAATTGTATTCACGAGAAATTAAGTCGCTCGTAGACGCTAATACTATCCATACTATTTCTTTTGAATCCGGTAAGTTTGATGGTAAGCACTTTAAGTTAGCCGTAGCCGATGAGGTTGGTGAGCTTAGAACGGATGAAGGTATCTCTAAAATTACATCCGGACAAGTTAATACCGAGGGTTCACGTTTTATTGAGATTTCGACCTCTTACCAAACACCCGATGTTCCATTCCATCAAGAGCAGAAAAAACTGATTGAGATTATGGAACGTGATTTTGACCGTTCTGGTGATGATCAGTTATGTCTAATCTGGTCTCAAGATAACTTGGAAGAAGTTTTTAAACCGGAAACATGGTCAAAAAGTAACCCACTACTTAACCACCCTAAACTAAAGGATGGACTGATGAAAGGGCTACTTTCTGAACGTGATAAGAAGCTACTCATGGGAAAACTAGCTGATTTCCAAGTCAAAAACATGAATTGTTGGTTACTTGCTGATAGCAATAGCTTTCTTGATCTAACAGATATTGAAAATGCAGTCGTTGATGAATTTGATATCAAGGGTAAGCGTGTTTATGTTGGGCTTGACGCTTCAATGTTCAGCGATAACACAGCCATCGGTTTCGTCTATCCCTATGTTACTGAAGAAGGTAGTCAGAAATGGCATGTTGAACAACACAGTTTCATTCCTTGGCAACAAGCGGGCTCGCTAGAAGCCAAAATGGAACAAGATGGTGTTAACTATCGAGATTTGGAAGCCAAGGGTTTTTGTACGATTACAAGCCACCCACAAGGGCTTATCAATCCAGAGGAAGTGTACCGATGGTTTTGTGAGTATGTGGAAGATAATCAGCTTGATGTGGTCTTTTTTGGCTACGATGCTATGGGAGTATCAAAGATTATCAAAACCTTGGAATCTAACACTAGCTTTCCACTCATGCCGATTAGACAACGGACAAGCGAACTGAAAGACCCGACGAAATTTCTTCAAACGCTATTTATCGAAGGAAATATCACTCGTTTAGATGACGAAATCATGCGTAAAGCCTTGATAAATGCGGTAATCAAAGAAGATAACATCGGTATTCAAGTCGATAAAATGAAATCGACCTATAAAATCGACGTTGTGGATGCTCTTATCGATGCGTTCTATGATGGTATGTATGCGTTCGAAGACTACGCTATTACCAACAATCCAACGTGGAAGGTCGAACACATGAGCCAAGAAGCCGTTTTAAATTGGCTAAAAAACCCAGATAGTGGGCTATTGGAGGAGTATTAAGACATGATTTTGAAGTTTTTTAAGGCAATTTGGGCTATTTTTGACATTTTGATGTTTATTTTAGCTGCGATTTCGCTTAATTTAACCACTTATAACCTCGGATATGTATGGTTTGGTATTAGCATGACCATCACATTCGTACTCGCTGGGTTGATTAGTGAACTAGCTAGCAAAAAAGGCTAGAAAGGAGGTGATAATAATTGCCGATATTTAATTTAGCAACCGAAAGCCCACCGATCAATCAAGGGGGCTTTTTTGATATTACTGATCCAGAGTTTTTAGCTACTTTGAATGGTAGTGAGTGGGTATCAGCCGAAACTGCTCTAAAAAACTCTGACCTATTCTCTATTATCAGTCAGCTATCTAACGACCTTGCGACTGCTAAGCTAACGACTAGCCGAAAACAAATGCAAGGCATTGTGGATAATCCGTCAAACAGTGCTAACCGTTTCAATTTCTACCAGTCTATCTTTGCTCAAATGCTTTTGGGTGGGGAAGCCTTTGCGTATCGATGGCGTAATGACAATGGGCGTGATATGAAGTGGGAGTATCTAAGACCATCTCAAGTCTCTTTCAACCGATTGGACAATCAGAATGGTCTTTATTACAACATCACGTTTGATGATCCACGCATCCCACCAAAACAACATGTACCACAAAGCGATATCTTACATTTTAGACTGCTATCTGTAGATGGTGGTTTGACAAGCGTAAGTCCGTTGATGGCTCTTGGTAGAGAATTAGATATTCAAAAGGCTAGTGATAAGTTAACGCTTAATTCACTTAAAAATGCCCTAAACGCCAATGGTATCTTAAAAATTAAGGGCGGTGGTTTGCTCGATTTCAAAACCAAGGTCTCACGCTCACGACAAGCGATGAAGCAAATGCAAGGCGGTCCGTTGGTACTGGATGATTTAGAGGATTTCACACCTCTTGAAATCAAGTCCAACGTGGCCCAACTACTTAAGCAAGCGGACTGGACGACCGGACAATTTGCAAAAGTCTACGGTATCCCAGAGAACGTTGTCGGTGGACAAGGTGACCAACAATCATCACTAGAAATGAGCTCTAATGTGTACTCTAAAGCAGTCGCACGCTATTTAAGACCATTTCTTAGTGAATTGTCTCAAAAACTTTCATGCGATGTGGATGCGGATATTTTCCCAGCGGTTGACCCGACTGGTGCTAACTATATCAGCCGTATCAATAGCATGGTTAAAAGTGGCACACTCGCACAAAATCAAGGCTTGTATATTTTGCAACAAGCTGAGATTTTGCCTAAAGAGTTGCCGAAGGGTGAAAACCCTAACCGAACCGTATTGAAAGGAGGTGAGACAAATGGGCAAGATTGACATTAAAGGCGATATTGTAAGCGATGATGCCGGTGCTTTTTACGAATACTTTGGCATGTCTAGTACCTATCCCAAACTGGTACAGGATGCCATTGCTAACGATGAAGATGAAGAAATCACGCTTAATATTGCTTCAAATGGTGGTGATGTGTTTGCAGCCAGCGAAATCTATACAATGCTTAAGGCTAGTGGCAAACGTATTGTGGTTAACGTGCAAGGGCTTGCGGCTAGTGCTGCGAGTGTCATTTCTATGGCAGGCGATACCGTGCGTATTAGTCCAACGGCACATATTATGATTCACAAGGCATCTACTGGCATAATTGGAAACAGTGATGACCTAGAGCACCAATCAGCGGTGCTTAATAGCATTGATGAGTCTATCGCTTTGGCCTACGAAATGAAGACTGGTCTTAAACAACCAGAATTACTTGATCTCATGGCTAAAGAGACATGGCTTAATGCTAAAACTGCCGTTGATAAAGGCTTTGCGGACGAAATTATGTTCTTCGATAACGATGAAGAAGAAATCATGGTTACGAATGCAGTGCATCAACTACCAAGCAAATCAGCAATCACTAAATTTAAAAATATGATTGCTACACCTAAAACCAATACATTGCGTGAGCAGAAATTGGCTATTTTACTTGAAAAATGAAAGGAAGATGATTGATGAAAACATCAAACGAATTGCATGACCTTTGGGTTGCACAAGGCGACAAGGTCGAAAATCTTAATGAAAAACTTAACGTAGCTATGCTTGATGATTCAGTAACCGCTGAAGAATTGCAAGCAATCAAAAACGAACGTGACACTGCAAAAATGAAACGTGACATGTTCAAAGAACAGTACACAGAAGCTCGTGCTAGTGAAGTAGCTAACATGACTGAAGAAGAAAAACAACCATTGACTGAAAACGAAGAAGAAGTTAAAGCTAACTTTGTTAAAGACTTTAAAAACCTTGTCCGTGGTCGTTACCAAAACTTGCTTGACTCTAAAACAGACGGGACTGGTGCTGACGCTGGCTTGACTATCCCACAAGATATTCGTACAGCTATCAATACATTGGTTCGTCAATACGATTCATTGCAAGAGTATGTAAACGTTGAAAACGTAACTACTCTTACTGGTTCTCGCGTTTACGAAAAATGGGCTGAAATTACTGGCCTTTCTAAACTTGATGATGAAGCTGGTCAAATCGGTGCTAATGACGATCCAAAACTTTCTCTTATCCGCTACGCTATCAAACGCTACGCTGGTATCTCAACAGTAACTAACAGCTTGCTTGCTGATTCTGCCGAAAATATCCTTGCATGGTTGTCTGGTTGGATTGCGAAAAAAGTTGTTGTTACTCGCAATAAAGCTATCTTGGAAGTTATTGCTACACTTCCAACCAAACCAACATTGGCTAAATGGGATGACATCATCGACCTCGAAGCTAAAGTTGACCCAGCTATCAAACAAACTTCATTCTTCTTGACGAACACTTCTGGCTTCACTGCCCTTAAGAAAGTTAAGAACGCTATGGGTGATTACCTCATGGAACGTGACGTAAAATCACCAACTGGATACTCAATCGATGGTTTCGCAGTTAAAGAAGTTTCTGACCGCTGGCTTGCTAATGCTACTACTGGAGCTATGCCATTGTACTTCGGTGACTTGAAACAAGCGGTAACATTGTTTGACCGTCAACACTTGTCATTGCTCTCTACAAACATCGGTGGTGGTGCTTTCGAAACTGACACTACTAAAGTACGTGTTATTGACCGTTTCGATGTTGTTAAAACGGATGAAGAAGCGTTTGTGCCAGCGTCATTCAAAGCAATCGCTGACCAAAAAGCTAATCTTACTGCCGGAGCTTAATTTAGGAGGTAAGCAATGAGTGTATCTAAAGAAACTATCATGCAGACCCTCAATCTGGATGAGACAGACGACACTGCACTCATTCCAGCTTACATCGAATCGGCTCAACAGTACATTGTCAATGCAGTCGGTAGTGATCAGAAATTCTACGACCTTGAAAGTGTAGAATCTCTATTTGACACTGCTGTAATAGCTCTCACAAGCTCATATTTCACTTATAGAGTCGCTTTAACTGATACAGTGACTTATCCGATTAACCTAACTTTAAATAGCATAATCGGGCAATTAAGGGGCTTATACGCAACGTATAGTGAAGAAAGAGGTGACTAATGCCTAAAGTTAGATATTTACCCTCAGACTTTCGTTTCAAGGCTGATTTTGGCACATACCAAAGCACACCTAACAAATTTACGGGCGTGAGCGTGCCAAAATTCGTCAAACAGTTTACATTGCACTATAAGCCTCATACTCGCACACTCAACCAAGAGTATTTAGCCCAACAGAATGGCGAAAGCGATACACGAGTGATTGTTATTCGCCATAATGCCAAAGTGATTGAAGGTCAAGTCGCTGTTCTCAATGGCACTCAGTATGATATTGTGCGTGTGAGTCCTAACGAAAATTTTGGGCTTAACCGCTACGACTTTCTAACCTTGAGAAAGCATAAGAAAGTTGGGTGATGGCTATGGTAGGGCTTGATGAAGCACTAGAGGGCTGGCTTGAAACGGTAGCCAGTATTGGCGATATCACACCAGCGGAACAAGCTAAAATTACTACCGCTGGTGCGAAAGTGTTTCAAAAGGAACTGGAAGAAGTTACTAGGGAGAAACACTACTCAAATAAAAAAGATTTGAAGTATGGACACATGGCTGACGGTTTATCTGTCCAATCCACTAATGCGGACGGCAGAAAGAACGGTGTGGCAACCGTAGGCTGGAAAAATAATTACCACGCTCAAAATGCTAGAAGGTTGAATGACGGCACTAAAAAATACCGTGCTGATCATTTCGTTACCAATGTCCAAAACGATAGCAACGTTCAAAAGAAAGTGCTATTGGCAGAAAAAGAGGAGTATGAAAAACTCATTCGCAAGAAAGGAGGAAAGTGATTAAGTGTTAGCAACCGTAAAACTAAAAGAGCTCATTGACGGCAAAGAATTTGGTGAAATAAGCGAAGTGTTTGCAAACAACTTGCCTAAAGAGCTCGAAGAAAATACCGATAAGACAATCGTGTTACTCACTGAAAGCAATCCATCCCTTGACTTAAGCGGAAACAATACCTTTTTCGGAAAAACAGATAGAGTAGAGGTCCAGATTTTCTACAAGGCTGATATCGATTTTGATATTGAAGCCTTTGAAATGAAACTATTGAAGTTTCTGAAATCTGAACACTACTCAATTACAGACATGAGAGAACATAGCATAGACCCCGATACGTTGCAGATTACGGCGGTCTTTTTTGTTGCTCTCGATAAATTAATTTAACAAAGGAGAAATTACTATATGGCAATTGTAGGTTTGAAAATGGTTCGCCTTGCTTTGGTTGACCCTAAAACCCAAAAACTACTTAAAGGTGCTGACGGCCTTTCTACTGATGGCGTGATTGAAGTTGATTCTAAGATGCTCGGTACTCGTACCGCTAACATTTCCAACTTGGAAGGTCAAGCGACTAAAGTTCCCGGGAATAACTCAGTACAAGATGTAATGATCGCACCGGGTTCACCAACAGTAGCATTCGACTTCAATAACCTTGACTTCGAAATCAAACAAAAAATGCTTGGTTTTAAACCAGACGGCAAGGGTGGTTACGTAATGGACGGTGAGAAACCACACACAGCGGTGTTGATTGAATCTGAAACACTTGACCGCAAACACTCAGTATTCTTTGGTTTCGCTAACGGAATCATGCAAGAATCAACTCAAAACGTTGCAACCGATACAGATACTGCCCAAACTCGCCAAGACGATAACATGACATTCAATGCTTTGTCAGCGGACGCATTCGGTGGTGAACCTTACAAGAAATATTATTCTGGAGCATCTACTTTCGATAAAGCTAACATGTTCAAAGAAGTTTTCGGTGGATATGTTCTCACTGGTACACCAGGAATCGGTGGATAATCTAAATAATTCGCAAGAGGTCGGGCTCATGGCCTGACCTCTATTTTTGTGTTAAAGGAGTAAAGATAAATGGAAATCAGAACTATTCAAATCCCAGAAATCAGTAAGAAAGCCTTCAAGGTGACTACAAGCAACCGTAACGTCTTGCGTATGCATGAGTATCAACTTGCCGTGCTTAAAATCAGCGACACCGTCGAAGAAAGCGACACACAAGAGCAAGCACAAGCAAGCTTCACAATTCTCAAAGAAATGCTTGGTTTTATCCGTGCTGTCCTCAATTTGGATGATGAAGCCTATGACAAATTGCTTGATTTGGATAATGTCCGTACACAAGAGATTGCCGAAAAATTGGTGGGCTATATGTACGGATTGACAGACGAACAACTTGAAAACGCCGCTGGTGAAACTGACCCAAAAGACTAAAGTCTAAAGGCGAACAGATTTTTGATTTAGAAAATCGCATTGAAGATTTAAAAATCATTGCTAAAAAATCAATCCAAGGTTTTGGGTGGACACTAGATCAGTATTACGACACTGACTATTATGAGCTAATGAAAATTTTGAATGCTAAAGAGGAAGAAGATAGAATGGTTGACCCAACATCTTTACTCTAAATATTTAAGGAAAGGAGGAAAAATATTACATGGCAAAAGTACAAGCTACCATGTCCACGGAAATCGCCTTGGATACGCTACAGGCTGCCAATTCGATTAAGCGGTTAACTCAGTTAGTCAACAGTTCTACTAACGCATGGAAGGCACAAGAGAGCCAAATGCGTAGTGCTGGTGACTATTTGGGAGCAGCACAAGCTAAGTACGATGGTTTGGGTAACGCTATCCAAAACCAACAGCATAAGATTGAGAAACTGAAACAAGAGCAGTCTCAACTTAAAGGTAGTACCGCTGAAACCGCTGAACAGTACCTTAAGTACCAGCAACAGATTGACCAAGCTACTACCCGCTTGGCATCGTTGGAAAATCAACAACGGCAAGCCAAGAATAGCCTAGATTATCATAGGTCTGGGCTTGCTGAATTGCAGCGTGAGTACAAAGCTCAAAATGAAGCCTCAGATACTTATATCAAGCGTCTGAAAGCAGAAGGCAAAGAGGACGAAGCTAGGCAAGAACAACTCAAGCAATACAAGGGTTCTATTACTAACTTAAACAAGCAGTACGAGACCCAAAAAGAAATGCTTGAGCGTGTCGCTAAACAGTCCGGAAGAACAAGCGATGAATATCGCAAGCAAAAGCAACGCTTGGATGAAACGGCGACAAGTCTAGCACACACTCGCAATGCTGCTGATAAGCTGAACGATGAAATCGAACAAAGTCAACGTTCTAGCTCACTCATTGGACGTTTAAAAGATAGCTTTAAACGTTTAGGTAGTGAAGTCAGTGAGACTGAAACGAAAACCTCACGCTTAAAGGGTATCTTCGGGGCTACGTTCGCAGCTAACTTAATCAGCAACGGTTTCCAAAACGCATTGGGAGCTATCAAGGGCAAGTTTGACGAAATCGCACAATCCAGTGCCGAATACGTTAAATATCAACAAACCATGAATGCCACTTGGTTAACCTTAACGGGCAATGCCGAAGAAGGTAAGAAGATGGTTGACATGACCAACCAAATGGCACAAGCAGCGGCTAACTCAACCGAAATGGTTGACGGTATGAACCAGAAATTCTATGCCGTAACTCACAACACCGAGTTGACTAAGCAGCAAACACAAGCTATCTTGACCTTGCAAGATGCGTTTGGTCAGACCGATGCAGCCGTGGAAAACTTTGCTACTCAATGGTCTCAAATGATTGCCAATGGTAAAGTCCAAGGGCAAGATATGATGTCAATTATCAATGTCTTCCCGGAAATGAAAAACCAACTTAAAGAAGTGGCAGCACAAGAGCTTGGGATTGCAGACATGACCGCAGATAAATATGCGGAACTCCAAAAAGACGGTAAGATTACCGCTGAAATGGCACAAAAAGCCTTGTTTGAGTTGCAAGACAAATACAAGGATGCGACAGCTAACTTCTCAACTACTATCGGCGGTCTTGAAAGGACTATCCAGTCTCGTATGCCGGCGGTAGTTGCAGCGTTTCGTGACCCAATCGATAAAATGAAAAACCCATTCTTACAACAGATTGGGAATTGGGTTGCTGATCCTAACACTGAAACTAAATTTAAAGACTTAGGGGAACACGTTTCTAAGGGCTTAGGCACTATCATGGACGCCTTTTCTAAAGTCTTTAATCTCGGTGATGGTACAGATAAACTTAATGGCTTAATGGACGGTCTCAATAAGTTTGTCGATAATCTTAGTAAGAGCATTGCTAACAACGCCCCTAAAATCGTGGCTTTCTTCAAGGAAACCAAAGACAGTTTAGGTGCGGTTTTCAGCATTGGTAAAGACTTTGCTGGCGGTGTCTGGGAAGTTGCAGTCGACATGATTAAAGGTGTTGCTGGTGCTTTCAATTTAATGACTGGCAATGGTAAGAAGGCTAAAGGACCAGTCACATCACTATCTAAGGCTTTGGGTGGTATTGCAAAACACAAGACGGCTATTAAGACAGTCGGTTCTTTGTTTGCTGCTTATTTCGTAGGCTCTAAGGTTGCTCTTGGAATAACGGCAGTAGTCAAAGGCATTCACGCATGGCGAACAGCTACAGTCGGAATGACTGCGGCACAAAAATTATTGAATCTAGCTATGGCTTCCAACCCGATTGGTTTGATTGTGGTTGCAGTAACTACGGCTATCACTGCCCTAGTGCTACTCTACAAGCACAATAAGAAATTCAAAGCCTTTGTAGACGGCATGTTTAATGCTGCCAAGAAAGCCTTTGAAAAAATCTTCAAGGTTACTAAAGAAATCTTTGGCAAAATCATTGATTTCTTCAAGAAGGACTGGAAACAAGTCCTTTTATTTATTGCCAATCCTATCGCTGGAGCGTTTGCTTTAATTTACAAGCACAACAAAAAATTCAAGAAATTCGTTGATGGTATTGTAAAAAATATCAAAGACGGATTTTCTAACGCTGGTAAATGGCTTGGTAAGACATGGGATGGCATGAAGAAGACCTGGACGGGTGCGATGGACTCAATGACCAAGAGCACCAAGAAAGGCTTTGAAAAGACCAAGACTTACTTCACTGGTGGCGAAAAAGGGATTAAAACCTTTACTAACACTGCTAAGAAATTGCTTGTAATCTCTAATCCAGTAGTCGCTGGTTTCGAGTTGATGTACAAGCACAACAAACCATTTAAGAAGTTTGTTGATAGCACCGTGGACCATGTCAAAGATATGGCTAAAGGCGTTGCAAAACACATGAGTAGCCTTAAGAAAGATTGGGGCGAAAAGTGGGAGAATGTCAAGAAGTTCGCATCTAAAACATGGGAAGGTATCAAGGGTAACGCTACGGAAGCCATGACCGCCCTTGGTAAAGACATCGACAAACACCACAAAGGTATCAATAAGAATTGGTTTGATGGTTGGGAAAACTCTAAGAAATTCCTATCTAAAAAATGGGATGAAATCGGAGCGTTAACACAAGAAAAATTCGGTGTTAATATTACCAAGCTAATTACCGACGCATTGACCAATATCGCTAAGTTCTTCAAAGATACGTGGGATAACGTGAAAAAAGGCTTTGGCGAAATGTGGGACGGCATGAAGAAACTTGCCGGAGACGGGATCAACGCTGTCATCGCTCTCCCAAATGCTGGTATCGACGGTATCAACAAACTGATTTCTGATTTTGGTGGTAGCAAAGAAGCTATCTCTAAAATTCCTAAAGTTAAGTTTGCCGGTGGTACTGGTATGTTTAGCTCATACCGAAACCCAATTACTAAGCCTACGTTAGCTACTCTCAATGATGGTTACGATAGTCCTGAAACCAACAACCAAGAAATGGTAATTCTACCTAATGGTAAGTCATTCTTGCCACAAGGTCGCAATGTTGAATACCTCTTACCAGCCGGTTCGGAAGTAATTAACGCTAGTGAATTGGCTATGCTCATGGGTGTTGAACGTGGAGCGTTTGCAAAGGGTACTGGTTTCTGGTCTAAAATCTGGGACACTGCTACCAACGTTGCTGGTTCGGTTTGGGATACGATGAAAAACGGTGTCGATAAATTCATGAAAATGATTGAGTTTGTCGGTGACGTGGTTAAAGACCCCGTTGGATCATTGGCTAAAAAATTCAGCCCTAATGCTGATAAACTGGCTGGGATGTTTAACCCACTTGGTAACGCATTGTATAAGAAACCAGTCGAAGAAGCCAAAAACTGGTGGAAAGAGCTTTGGTCCATGGCTAATGCCTCAATGGATGAAGGTACTGTCGCTATGGGTGCCAAAGGTGATGACTACCGTTTCAAAGACAAGGCAAAAGACGCTGGTGCTGACCCTTGGGGCTATTTCTATCGCGAGTGTGTATCATTCGTTGCCAGTCGTTTGGCAAATCTCGGGGTTAAACCTAGCTTGTTTAGTCACCTTGGTAACGGGAACCAATGGATTTCTGCCAGCGTGCCACACTTAAGCAGACCTAAACCGGGTACGGTAGCCGTCTACACTGGTGGTCCGGTATCAAGTAACCACGTTGACTTTGTAACAGCCGTACATGGCGACACCTACGATGGTGAAGAATACAACTACGGCGGTAATGGTCAGTATCACCAATATGCCGGACGACATATTTCGAACGCTGCTACTTTCCTTGATTTCGGTGTTCGAGATAGTGGCAGTAGCGGTGAAGACAATAGCAAACCGTTAAAAGACCGTAACAGCCCACTTCAAACCTTGATTAAACGTCAAGTCGGTGGCATGTTTGATTGGATTAAGAAAACCCTTGGTCCATTGCTCAGCCCAGCTGGTGGCGGTGAAGATGGACCTCAAGGTACGGGTGTTTCAAGATGGCGTGAATCGGTTGTTCGTGCCTTGAAAGCAAATGGAATCGAGCCGAATGACTTCCGTGTATCTAAGATTTTGGCAACCATCCAGCGTGAATCTGGTGGCAACCCTAACGTTCAAAATAACTGGGATAGTAACGCCAGAGCTGGTACACCTTCAATTGGTTTGATGCAGACTATCCAACCAACGTTCGACGCATATAAACACGCTGGTCACAACAATATCCGAAATGGTTATGATAACTTGCTTGCTGCAATCAACTACATCAAGCATCGTTATGGTACATCGGACGCAGCCTTTAACCGTGTCGCAGCTTATGGCTACGCGAACGGTGGTCTAGTCCACAAAAACGGCGTTTATGAATTGGCTGAAGGCGATATGCCAGAATATATCATTCCAACAGATATCGCCAAACGTGGCAGAGCGTGGCAACTACTTACTGAAGCAGTGGCACGTTTTGCCGGCGATGCCCCACAAGGCAATCACGATAATACTTCAGACCGTGAGCGTGTCTCTATGCTTGAAAGCAAATTAGATGTCATGATTGACTTGCTTGGTCAGTTGGTAACCAACGGTTCTAACCCAATCGAAGTTAGAAATATCATCGATGGTAGAAGCGTGTCAAACGGTCTAGCACCCTTTATGACAAAAGCAACAAACGATTATGAACGCAGACAAGCGTTGCTAGGAGGTAGCATTATTTGATAGGAATGTCAGTAACTTATGACGGTAAGAACTTAACCGAATTATTTAATGAGGGACAAGGGCGTACCGTTCCAGTAGATGTCACGAAAAACGTGGCATCGAATTTCAACAACAACTATCAAGACCAAGGGCGTAGACGCTACGGTCAGCAATTCCTATATAGCACCTTGTCAGTTAAGCAGATTCAAGTGTCGTTTACTCTCGTCGGAAACTACGACTACTTTAATACCATCGCTGAAACATTGGGCGGTTATCTGAATGTAGATAAACCGAAACCATTAATTTTTGGCGATGAACCTAACAAGGTTTGGGAGGCTATCCCGTCCGGTCAAGCGTCGCTTACCGTGGATAAGAACACGGCGCCGATTACCGCAACAGTAACGGTTACGTTCGATGTTCCAAAAAGTTATGGTGAGAACAAGGCGCAAGCCTTGGTAAATAGCGATGGTGAAACGAAATACGGCAGTATTAAAAAGGTTTCAACTGGTCACTACAAGGCGACTCTAAAGAACTTTGGTACGGCTGAAACCTATCCAGACATTAAGCTGAAGTTTAACTCAGATAATGGCTGGGTTGGGATTGTAAAATCTTCCAGCGAAAGCTACGAGATTGGCAATCCTAATGAAGCCGATACCCAAAACGTTAAGCGTTCGGAAATATTGCTAGATTATCGAGACGAAACCGGCATTCGAAAAGGTTTTTCAAGTGGTTCAAAAAACAACGGTATTTTCAATGACAACAGTGCCGATTTAAACGGAACGCTTGGGATTGTTGATGTGTTTAACCGCCCAAATATCGCATTGACTTCAAGAGGAAATGGAAGTAAGTTTCTTCAAGGTGGCTCGATTTCTTGGGATATTCCAGCGGATTCAAACGGTGAAAGAGGTTCACTAAATGACTATATTTGGTGGAGACAAGTTTTTTGGTTAGGTTTGCCTAGCCAATATGGGTATCTTAAAATTTGTGTTTCCGACGATCAAGGAAGGTTCCTTTACGGTGTAGAGTCCAAGAAGAAAGAAAATGGTCTAGGTTGTGATTACAACATCATGACTACTGATGGCAAAGGTAGTTATCAAATTATTGACAGTAGGCATTTTCTGGGGACACATTTAGACGAACATAACCCATTTAACGCACAACGTGGTTGGTCTGATATGGCACGTAGAGATGATGAATTAATTTTTTACTGGTGGGGTTCTTATTTAAAATATAAAGTACCTATTTTAAAAGGACGCAAATCAGCAAAAGTTAGTATTCTATTGTCCGGTGTCGGTCAAAGTTCGTTTGTAACCCACATGTATGTCGATAAATTTTGTTACCGCAAAGATTTCGTCAGTGCTACCGAAGATATACCTAACCGTTTTGGTAAAGGTTCGGTGTTGGAAGTCGACATGTCAAAAGGCAAAACCTTTGTTGACAATCTGCCAGCATCTAATGAGTTAACTTATCTGTCAGAGCCGTTCGGTATCGGCACTGGTGAAACTGAAATCGACATTTACACATCAAGTTGGGTAAGAACTGACCCGACTATTGAAATCACTTGGAAGGAGCGTTTTGTTTAATGCAAATTTGGATTCATGACAAAAACATGCGTAAGGTTTGTGCCCTAAACAATAACGTTCCGGGCATGTTGCCCTATTCTAACAGTCAATGGCACACTTACCGTGAGTATTCAACCAGTACATTCGATTTTGCAATTCCTAAAATCGTAAACGGAAAACTGTATGATGATATCAAATATATCAAAGATGATATGTTTGTTTCGTTCTACTACGATAATTCCTACCATGTTTTCTATGTGTCGCAATTAGTCGAAAACGATACAACATTCCAAGTGACATGTAACAATACCAACTTGGAATTGGCAATGGAGAGCGCACGACCTCTTGGCAATAGCAATGGCGCCCAGAAGTTAGAGTGGTATCTTCAAAATCTCGACCTGCTAGGGTTGGCTGGGTTAGAAATTGGTATCAATGAAATCGCTGACAAAACAAGAACTATCACGTTTGAATCTCAAAACGGCACTAAACTAGAGCAGCTTCATAGCTTGATGAATCAATTTGATGCAGAGTTCATTTTCCGTACCGACTTAAACCGAGATGGAACTTTGAAAAAGTTTATCATCGACATCTATCAGCAACCAGACGAAAATCACCACGGTATTGGCAAGGTCCGAGGAGATGTTATTCTCTACTACCAAAACGGGCTAAAAGGTGTTCAAGTTGCTAGTGATAAAACTCAACTATTCAATGCTGGGTATTTCGTTGGGCAAGAAGGAACTAATCTTGAGAGCGTTGAGTTTGAAGAAAAAAACGAGCGTGGGCAAGTGGAGTTTTTTTCTAAAAAAGGCAGTCCAATGGTATATGCACCGCTATCTATGGAAAAATACCCGTCCACATTGAAGGATAGTGACACAGATAGATGGACACGCAAGGACTTTGAGACAGAATACAAAGATGTCAATGCCCTCAAGGCTTACGCATTGCGTACCATCAAGCAGTACGCTTATCCGTTGCTGACCTACACTGTCGATGTTCAATCTAGTTTTATTGAGAATTACAAGAATATCAATTTAGGCGATACCGTCAAGATTATCAATAATAATTTTAGAGGTGGGCTAGCCCTCGAAGCTCGTGTGTCTGAAATGGTAATTAGTTTTGACATGCCACTTAATAATTCAGTGGTTTTTACCAATTTCAGAAAGCTGGACAATAAACCGTCTGGCAGTTTGCAACAACGCATTGATGAGATTGTTTCTAAATCATTGCCATACCGTGTCGAGATCACAACTACCAACGGCACAGTATTTAAAAACGGTGTTGGTCGCTCGACTGTCAGACCAGTTTTAAAACAAGGCGATAGAACTGTTAACGCAACGTGGCGTTTCGTAATTGACGGTGTCATTAAATACGTGGGTATGACCTACGACATGGTGGCATCACAGATTACCCAACCGACAGCGTTGACGGTTTCCGCATGGGTAGATAATAAAGAAGTAGCTTCGGAAGAAGTTACTTTTTTAAATGTCTCGGACGGTAGGAATGGTACTCCCGGACCTAAAGGAGATAAAGGCGAGCAAGGTCCGAAAGGTGATAGAGGTAATGACGGTTTGCCAGGTAAAACCGGGGTAGGCCTAAAATCTACCACTATCACTTACGGAATGTCTGACAGCGATACCACCATGCCTACAAACTGGACTTCCAATCCACCCGTTTTGGTTAAAGGTAAATACCTATGGACTAAGACCCAGTGGATGTATACGGACTTATCTAGTGAAACTGGATATCAAAAAACATACATCCCACAGAATGGTTCTAAAGGTGATGATGGCTTGCCGGGTAAGGATGGTGTGGGGCTAGTGAATACTACCTTACGTTATGCGAAATCAATGGACGGTCTCAATAAGCCGTCTGGTAGCGTAATTGCAGCGATTAGTGATAAATACCAACCATCTAATTCAACGACTGACAACCTCATCATGACTGGTCAACGTGTTCGATTGGAGCAAGGGAAGACTTATATCTTATCCGCTGAAACGAATGGAACGTTTACCAACCAGCACGATGTGAGTGCAAGTAATAAAGGTGCTACAATCTGGATTATCAATCCAAGTTTTAGTACGTGGGCAGTGATTTCTGACGGCAACACAGCTAACGGTACGAGATACACACATAACAGGCCGACTGGTGAATACGAAATCCGTATCAATACTTATGCGACAGATAACTCTATTTGGGTTAAAAACATTGTGTTTGAAGACGGTACATGGTCGCCAGACATCCCCGTGGTTAATCCCGGCGAATATCTATGGACAAGGACAACATGGTTCTATTCAGACGGTACGAGTGAGCAAGGTTTCTCAGTCGCTAAGATGGGCGAACAAGGACCAAAGGGAGACCGTGGGAACGATGGTATCCCCGGAAAAAATGGTATTGGCATTAGAAATACCAGTGTTCTATACGGATTATCTGTATCTGAAACCGTACCACCTACGGCATGGTATCAAAACCCACCATCATTGGTTAAAGGGCAATGGTTTTGGACTAAGACAGTCTGGACTTACACGGATAACACCTCCGAAACGGGCTATCAGAAAACCTACGTAGCTAGAGATGGTAACGATGGTAACAATGGTATCGCTGGTAAAGATGGTGTCGGTATTCGTAGCACCACAATCACCTATGCACAGGGCACATCAGGCACCGTAGCACCAACGACTGGTTGGACTAGTCAAGTACCTAACGTACCGGCTGGGCAATACCTATGGACGAAAACTGTTTGGAGTTATACCGATAATACGAATGAAACCGGATACTCGGTTTCTAAAATCGGTGAACAAGGCCCTCAAGGTGTCAAGGGTGATACTGGTGCGAAAGGTGATAGGGGTGAAAAAGGTGATAGAGGTTTGCAAGGACCGCAAGGATCAACTGGCCCTGTCGGCCCTCAAGGCTTGCAAGGTCCAAAAGGTGACCAAGGCATACCCGGTGTTAAGGGTGCTGATGGGAAAACACAGTACACCCACATAGCCTACGCTGACACGGTGTCTGGTAGTGGTTTTAGCCAAACCGACACTAATAAGGCGTTTATCGGTATGTACCAAGATTTCAATGCCACAGATAGCCGAAGCCCTCAAGACTATCGATGGTCGAAGTGGAAAGGTACGGATGGACGAGACGGTATCCCCGGTAAAGCTGGGGCAGACGGAAGAACACCTTACGTCCACTTTGCCTATGCCGATAGCGCCGATGGTCGAACTGGTTTCAGTTTGACCCAGAATGGTAACAAGCGTTATTTGGGTGTATGTACTAATTTCAACCAAGCAGACAGCACTAATCCAGCAGATTATGTTTGGAATGATATGGTTGGTAGCGTTTCAGTCGGTGGCGAAAATCTGATCGTTAACTCAGCATTTCCGGATAACCTTGACAATTGGGGTTATTGGGAAGTGCCACAGAAAAACGCTAACTTATCCATTTCAAGCCATGGCTTTTACTACAATGGCGCTAGGCCGCTATTCTTGCTAAGGGCATCATCGTCACTCCCAGCTTCAACGCTACGTTTTCCAGTCAAACGGAACACTGACTATTCGTTCAATATTCAGACGTTTGCCACTGGGAACATCAAGGGCGTAGACATCTATTTCCTTGGTCGTAAATCAAATGAAACGAATAAAACATTCACCAAGGTTGTTAATTTCAAGTCACATAACGGCTCTCCGTCAACGACCGGACTAGCCAAGTGGCACTTGACATTTAATTCTGGCGACTGCGATGAAGGTTTTATTCGTATCGATAACAAGGGAACGAGTAACAGTAGCGAGTCGCTATTGTTCTTCACTGAATTGGACTGCTACGAGGGTACGACTGACCGAGCGTGGCAAGCATCACCGAAAGACCTAAAAAGCCAATTAGATAGCAAGGCTGATAGCGCATTGACACAAAGCCAATTAAACCGATTGAATGAGATTAATTCAGTGATGAAGGCAGAAATTGAAGCGAAAGCGTCTCTTGATACGCTCAACCAATGGGTGAAGGCTTACCAAGATTTTGTTAATGCAAATAACGCCAATCGTGCACAAGCTGAAAAGAATCTTGCGGACGCTAGTGCTCGTGTAGCAAAACTAGAGAACAATCTGAATGACATGTCAGAGCGTTGGAACTTTATCGATAGTTACATGGCATCGTCTAACGAAGGTCTTGTCATTGGTAAAACGGATAATTCTAGCTCTATGCTATTCAATCCAAACGGTCGGATTTCAATGTTCTCAGCTGGTAACGAGGTGATGTATATCTCGCAAGGTGTGATTCACATTGAAAATGGTATTTTCTCAAAAACCATCCAGATTGGTCGATTTAGGGAAGAACAAGATTTTATCAATCCAGACCGTAACGTAATCAGATATGTAGGAGGTAAGTAAGATGGCAGAATATTGGTCGAATACCGACAAAGGTTTTCGCATCAAAATGACGATTGACCAAGTTAGTCAGAATGTCGAAAAAAATAGTTCTACTGTCCGCATTAGATTAGTTTTGTTTAATACTAATCAAACGTTTCCAAGAGGAATGTGTAAGTGGTATGTTGATGCGTTTGGTCAATTTATTGGTGACACTAACCATTTAGAGGTTTCAAGACAAAACTCAGAAACGCAACTAATCGATAAAACCATTGAAGTTGAACACACCAACGGCAAGAATGTGTTTGGTTCAAAGGCGTTCTTCTATTGTTACAGCCCACAAGGTCCGGGCGATCTAAATATCGGTCCATACGCTATAACCCTTGACCCGATTACCAATGCTAGCGTCTTAACCATGCCTAGTAATGTCGTTTTAGGTGATAGTGTTAATTTCTCTATCTCTAAAAAAGTAGCTTCAGCTAAGCACGCACTACGATACTCATGGTATGGTCTCGAAGGAAAACTGGCAGATAACATTGACACATCGTATAGATGGACGATTCCAGATAGTTTTGCCAACGACATTCCGAATAACTCAAGCGGTTGGGGAACAATATTCCTAGATACTTACGTCGACGGAAAACTAATCAATACGCAATCAAAAACATTCACTGCTGGTTTGTCATTAAATAGAGTTAAGCCCACATTCTCTAGGATTGCCTTAGCGGATGCAACTGAATTGACAAGGAATATTACTCAATCGGATAGACACTTTGTTTCCGTGTTATCCAAAATCTATGCACGTTTTGAAAATGTTCAAGCGCGGTTCGGAGCATCCATTACGGGCTACTTTATGGAAATCGTTGGGAATAATAACACGATTTCTGCACCTAGCGGAACTTTTCGTGAAATATCCGTTAACAAAGATACACAATTCACGTTAAGAGGGTATGTTGAAGACAGTCGAGGGATTATATCTGATTCATACGAAACGACCATTACTGTTTTAAATTACTTCAGTCCAACGTTGAAATTTGAAGTAACTAGGAGTGGTGCAACCAATAGCACGCTAACAATTAAGCGTTTTGTCAAAGTCGCACCACTTATGGTCAATGGTGTTCAAAAAAACCCGATGAAGCTAACGTTCACCACACGGCAAGTCGATTCGGATACAGAAACTATCGATAACGGCGGGGCTGGTGGTAACTGGTCGCAGATTTCAGGGTTTAACGCATCAAACGCTAATCTCGGTAATTCGTACCCAGCCGATACCTCTTATATCGTGGTCGGTAAGTTAGAGGATAAGTTTACCAGTGTATCGTTCCAAGTCACCGTTCCAAGTGACCGAATCGTGATGTCATACGATAAAGAGGGTATAGGTATTAATAAATACCGTGAGCGTGGGGCATTGGACGTTGACGGCTTGATCTATTCCAATCGGAAACAGATTCAACACCACAAACTGACCGAGCCAAACGGTGCAGCTATGGATACTAAAGCGGATAACCTAAACGACTATAGAACCACTGGTTTCTATTCGATTCTAGGGAACTACCGAAACCATCCGGCATCGGGCGAGGGGGCTTATTTGCAAGTCGTGGAAAGTATTTTTGGATATCATCAAACACTTACGACTGTTTCTGGTCGTATGTTTAAACGGACGGTAACTAGCAACTCTAACGGCTCGTGGATTGAATACACGCCCAAACCCGAAAAACCGGAAAAGCCAGAACCGGCTTTGATAAAGAAAGAAGTCGATATGGGCTTTGGTATTAAAGCTAACATGATAAGAAAAGGGAATACAGTAATGTGCAGCTTGGTTCGTGGCATCTATTCGGCATTAGGTGGGATCGAATATAAAGAGCTTAACGAAAAGATGCCAGAAGGCTTTAGACCAGTCGTCGAAACGAATTTGAACGCAAGTAAAAATGTTGGTGGCAATCAAATTGGTGTAGCAACGTGGCATCTATTGCCAAACGGTAATATTAATTTAACCAATCAATCGGACACCAAAGCTGTTTACAACGGAACTGTTTCTTACATCACTGAAGATAATTATCCAAATTAAGAAAGGAAAGAATAATTATGTCACTTAAAATTACAAAACAACGTACAATCAATGCAGAATTTAATGTTGAAGAAGAAGGAGCTACAATCCTTGTAAAACAGACTTTCATCAGCGTAGATTCCAATGCGGTCTCTACAGTGCAAGAAAATCTTCTTAATGCCGAACTCTACGCAAAACATCGTCAAGAAATGCGTACAGACGAACGTGCCCTACGTGAGTTGCGTTACAAGGTAGAAGACGAAATCTTGGCTGATACTACACAAGCGTAATGCGTAAAAAAATGGGGGTTAAATAAATATGTTAAGGAGTGTTAAATGCACAAACCGGACGGCATCTTTGGCGTGTTTGAAGTCGTCAAAGATTTCTATGAGCATGGCATAGACGAGCATCTATGGGTGTTCCTGCTCATGCTTGTAATCGTTGCTGATATCGTGTTGGGCGTTTCAAGGTCATGGGCTTTCCACGAATTTTCGAGCCGTAAGTTTCGAAAAGGGTTGGTTAGCCACACGGCTATGTTGATTATCGTGACCGTGTCTTATCCGTTTATGGTTTTTATGAATCTAGGCGGTGCTATGGATGCTTTTATTTTCGCCATGTTATCAGCATACGGGGCTAGTATTTTGGCTAGCTTATCGGCTCTAGGGGTTGAAATTCCCTTTATTGACAGATTTGTCAAGAAAAATATTGATAAGGATAAATTTAATCTTACCGAGGAGGAAGAAAAAAATGATTAATTTTAAACTACGTTTGCAAAACAAAGCTACTTTGGTAGCTCTTATCTCAGCAGTTTTCTTGATGTTGCAACAATTCGGGCTTGAAATCCCACATAACATTCAAGAGGGGGTAAATACATTCGTTGTGATTTTGGTAATTTTGGGTATTGTTACCGACCCAACAACTAAGGGTGTCGGAGACAGTGAGCGTGCATTAAACTATAACCACCCTCGTGAGGACTAGCTTATGGCTAAACTCATGACCTCTATCAACCAAGTAGAAGGTGGTGACATTCTCAAGTCTGGGGATGTTACCTCAGTCTTTGGTTTTGAAATTCTAGGGTACGATGGTAAACGCATGGAACTTTCCGGAACTGGTAAGCTCACGTTGTCAAACGACGAAATGGTGGCACTCTATCAAGATGTTACCGTTGAAAATGGGCGTTTCTCATTCTCAATGGGAAACGTGGTAGCTACTGGCACTTACTACCTTGAAATTAAACTGGATGGACATATTTTCCCATCTAATAATTTTAAAGTGAAAGTGAAGAACTCGTTGAATGCAGATAGTGCTATCCCATCGGACAAGAGCCCTAAATTAAAGTTACTAGTGGATGAATTGCGAGATTCCGGGTTGATTACTGGTGGCAGTGAAATTACGGAAGACCTCGTAAATGTCTACAATCTTGCTAAAATCTGAAAGGAATAATTAAATGAGTAAATTACACGATTTCGCCCAAGCAGTCGGAGCAGATATCAAAGAAATCAAGGCAGCATTGGCTGGCAAGGCTGAGAAAGGTGAAGTGACCACTAACGGCATCACTCAAGAACAACTTAACACCGCAATTACACAGGCTAAGGCTGATATCATCGGTAATGCACCGGAAGAGCTTGATACACTCAAGGAAATCGCTGATAAAATCAGCGCAGCGGGTGGCAATACTGATAGTGGCATCATTACGAAAATGACCGAATTGGGAACTCGTATCGACACAATCGAGCAAGAAGACCTTGTGAGCGTATATAACACAGCGAAAAACACCCTCTAAGGAGGTTGATTTATGAGCAATTTAAGCAAGGCCATTGAAGCCATTGGCCGCGATATCGGTGAAATTAAAGGGAAACAATCTTCATCGTTGTCTATCGGTCAAGCGTATGGGTTATTTCCAACATATAACAACTTTTTCCTACAGGTTCTAGAACAAAATAAATTTGCGGAAGACCCACTTGTAACCAAATCTCAATTACCTACAAACGAAATTGACACTTTAAAACAGAAGGTCGAAGAGTTGGAGAGAACTATCTCGGAGATTAAACAATCTATTCAAAAATAATTATGAGAAAGGAGACCTATGACATCTAAAACACAGTTATTAAACGCGCTTGAAAGCCTAGTCAATCAACGTGTAACCGTGCCTACCAATCCTTATGGTGGTCAGTGCGTGGCTTTGATTGACAACGTGTTGCAATATCAAGGCTTGTTTAATCTTAATTTCAGCTACTTAAACGCTATTGATGCGTTAAGCCGTGCTGAAAGTCTAGGTTTGAAAGTCACTTACTTTAACGGTGCGAATAACCCACCGGTAGGCAGTGTTTGGGTAACTAACTGCTTGCCATATCACCAATTCGGGCACATTGGTTTCGTGGTCGCAGAAAACCCAGACGGGACAGTCACCACAGTCGAACAGAATATCGACGGCAACGGTGATGCTCTATACAACGGTGGGTGGACACGCAAGGTAACACGCAATCTTGATAGCGCCGGTAATTTCAGCTATATCGACTGGAGTGCACCAAGTCAGCAAATGGTTGGGTGGTTTGAATTGCCGTTTGACGGTATGGCACAAGATAATTATTTTATCGACGTATCAGCATACCAACCGGGAGACTTGACTGGTATCTGTCAAGCGTCTGGCACTAATAACACGGTTATTAAAGTAACCGAGGGTGTGGGCTGGGTTAGCTCAGTAGCTACTCAACAAACTAACACAAGTAATTGTATTGGTTACTATCACTTTGCACGATTCGGTGGAGATGTAGCAACGGCGCAAGCTGAAGCTAATTATTTTATCAGTAATCTGCCATCACACCCACGCTACTTAGTGTGTGATTATGAAGATGGGGCAAGCGGTGATAAGCAAGCGAATACTAATGCAGTCCTAGCGTTTATGGATGTTTGTAAATCAAACGGCTTTGAACCAATCTATTACAGTTACAAGCCGTATACACTAGCTAATGTGTATGTAGATCAAATCACTGCACGCTATCCAAATAGCCTATGGATTGCAGCGTACCCAGATTATGAGGTACGCCCAGAGCCATATTGGGGCGTGTATCCAAACATGGAACACACACGCTGGTGGCAGTTTACATCAACCGGCTTAGCTGGTGGATTGGATAAAAATGTTGTTATCATCAATGACGGTGATAGTTTAGTAAATCAGAAAGAGGAAGAAGAAAATATGGATTATGTATTGCGTAGCGAAAGCGGAAGCCAAGGATATCTTGGTGTAGTTAATGGTCGTGTATTTGGTATCGGCTCAATGGGAACAGTAGACGCTCTACGTTCAGCGGGAGCTAAACACTTGACCTTGCCAGACGATGATTTTGACCGCTTCTTGAATAGTCAGTCAAATGATACGGCAGCAGTCTCTAAGGCAATCAATGAAGCTAGCGCATCGGTTGTTAAAGCGATTGAAGAACGTGCACAAGCTACACAAGGCCAAACTGGAAAATAGATCACGAACAAAAATAAAATAAAAGGAGTATATCACCTCCCGACAGACCACAGTTCGGACATCATGGTGGTAGTGGTCGAAGCCTCAGCATTGTGCTGGGGCTTTTTTATTTGTTATAAATTCGGATTGTGGTATAATTGAGGTATCTTTATAAGTGTTCTAAAACCCGACATAATATGGCTTGCCTGCCAGTGTGTTGCGTTTTAGTTGTGAATGCTTAAAGGCTTGTGAGTTTGGCGACTGCTAAGGCCTTTTTTTGTGCTATAATATACATGAAACGACAATCCCCCTGCATCCACTATGGACAGATACGCTCTGACGCAGGGTTTTTTATTTTTTTTGTGTTAAAATTAATAGGAATAGCTGTGGATAATCTTACGGGACCCATTTGCGGAAAACATCTCTTGTTAGGAGGTGTTTTTTATTTTTCTGTGGTATAATATACCTACAGCAAGCAAGCCTTGACTGTTCCAAAGACTGATTGAGCTCAGCGCCATGTAAGCTATGTGCACGTAGCCCGATGGAATTTTCTGGAAAGGATTGTTTCGACAGTCCTTTTTGTGTTATAATAGTATTGGTTTTGAGAATAGCCTTCATAGGTAGATGCCGCCCTTTTATGGGTGGTTCTTTTTTTGTCCACCTTTCTGTCCACCTTTTTCAAAAAACTACGAAAATAAATAAAAATAAAAACTATAAAAACCTAGTAAAGTCAAGCCTTTGTAGTTTTCATTTATTTTTATATTTTACATCTTTTCGTTGGCAGGGGACATTTTTAAGCCTTTAACCATGCGGTTTTAAAGCGTTTTGTCCACATTCTGTCCACATTTGTTTTATTTTTTCATCGTTTCGTGATTTCTGTTCTTGTAACTGGTGGGCGTAAACCTCTAGTGTAATGTTTAAGTTCTCATGCCCTAAAACTTGCGACACGGAAATCAAGTCGATATCATGGGCTATTAAGTAGCTAGCGTAAGTATGCCTTAACGAATGGACACGCACCTCACGACCAACAATTTTCCGCAAGGTTTTATTAACTGCATTGTTGGATAGTGAAGGTAGTAGTCTGCCGTCTTCAGTAGGTGGTAGTTGGTCAATAAAATTTATAAAATCATCATCAAGCGGTATCTCTCGGATACTGCTTTTTGTTTTTGTCGGTAGAAAGCCAGTGTTATTTTTATAGTCCCACGTTTTATTGACTGATAACATGCCAGTGTCTCTGTTGATATCATCCACCGTTAAGCCTAGACACTCAGCAAAACGGATACCAGTTTTAGCTATGATATAGAGTGCTGCATAAGACGCATACTCTGGATGTTTGCTTGCCTCATAGATCAATCGCTCGTATTCTTCGACCTCCAGGAATTTCGTTTCGATATCACGCCCTTTGTTCTTAGCATTGATTTTAGCGAATTTACAAAAGTTGCGTTTGATATATCCTTCATGCACTGCCATTTCAATACATGATTTGACATGCACATTAAAACGCTCGACAGTATCTTGAGCGTGAGTTTTAGCGTAGCTATTCAGCACACGCTGGTATTGTGTAGCAGTAACAGATTTCAGTTTCTTGTCACTAAAGAATAATTCTATCTTGCGTTGAGTGTTGATATATGCCTTATAAGTTATTTTTGAAACGGTAGGTTTCTTATAAACTTCGCACCATTGCTTAAAATAAGCGTAAAGAGTAATATCTTCATCCACATTCAAGCCGTCTTGTATTTTCAGCTCCATCTCAGCAGCAGCCTTGATGGCTTCAGATTTTGTCCTAAAACCACCCTTTGACTTTGGTTTGCGTTTCCCAGTCGAATCGTAGTAGTTTATCCGATACTCCCAACCGTTCTCCCGTTTTCTGTATGATGCCATTGTTTAGTCCTCTATTATGGTATAATAAAAGGGCGGTGGTGAGGGTTTTACTATTTATCTCACACACTCCCTTGATATAGTTTGGCCAGTCGAAAGACTGGTTTTTTTATTGGGTTAATCCATAAGCCCTTGTTGTTTAGCCCACTCAACTTGACTATCATGCCAGTTTTCGCGTGCTTGTTGGTCTGATTGTTCTCTTGCTATCTCAGGAGAATCGGAAGGCACTCCGCCATACCCCGGAGTATACCCATATTGTTCAGTCGCTTGGTCTACTTGTGATTGCGTAGGCCCTACACCGTCAATAGGTTTTTCTTGCTGATCTTGAGAAGCCTCAGTTTGCGTCTGTTCTTGTGGTTGTTGCGGTTGCTCTGAACTTGAACTGCTAGAAACTTTTGAAGTCGAAGAAGAACTATGCTTGCTTGACTTTTTGGAGTGTTTTGTTACTTTGACAGTCTTAGACTGTTTTGTTTCCTTCGGTTCCTTCCCAGACCGTGGCACAAACATTAAGCCAAAACAGAATAAAACTATAATTGTTAAGATATACCATTTGTATTTTTTCAAAAGTTTCATATCAATTCCTCATCATTTTTAAATATTCATTTTTTACAAAAGTCTCATCACAAATAGTGGTGAGATTATATTTTTCCATAAAGTGTAAGTAATTAAAATCATCAAGATTTTCGTTTTTCAACAATTCATGGATCATATTTCTATTAGCTTGAGCTTCGTATTTCTCACGCAATCGCTCATAGTTTTTAGAATCGTGTTCTAAGTGCCCTATTTCATGCAAAATAACCTTTAAACGAGTGTCTTGGTCTAAATCCCCGTTGATGTAAACAACCCTATTTATCGTGTCGATAAAGCCGTTTCTGGGCCACTGACTAGAGTCGAACTCACAAAGAGACACGTTGAACTGCTCAAGCAATTCACTTTCAGTCATAGAGCCTCCATGATATTATTTGCCGAACCAGACAGGAATAGCAATACCGGCAAGAGCTACAAGGATACCAATAAACCAATAAGTGAATTCTTTTCTATTCTTGGCTTGTTCCTCAAGTTGCCTATTGGTTTGTGCTAAGAACATGTTTTCCATGCGTTGACCAAAGGTATCAAATTTAGCGTCAATCTTTTGGTCCATCATCTGGAATTTTAAGTCCAGTTCGTTTTTGGCATACATGTCGTCCAGTTTGTTTTCAATTTTTTCAATACGACGTCCTAACTGGTCAGTGCGGAGAGATAGCTCAGTCTTATCTTGATTTAAACTCTGGGCTGTTTGCTGGAGAATGCGTTGAGTGTTTTCTTCGTTCTTTTCCAATCTTTGCTCAAGCGCCTGGATATCCAGTTCACGATACAAGTCAATAGCCATTTTTCTTACCTCATCTATTTGATTTTGTAAGTCCATTATATCACTTGCATGGGGTGTTTGGGTGTTGATTCTTTTGCCGGAGTCTATAGAAGTTACCTTAGACTGTCTAGCGTTTGCGGTGTCATTTGTTTTAGGAATTTCGATATCTCGAGTATTATCCATTTATACCACCCCCGAAATAATAGTAGCAGTAAAATGTATCAGCAACCTTATCACCCTTTATCAAAGCGAACAACAGGAACAAATCCCCTTTTTCCATCAAGGTTAAATCAAAGGCAAAATCCCCGGCCGCTTTCCCGTACCCTTCATTATCAGGGGCTGAAATGCTTGACTTTGGTATATAGACGTTCGTAGCATGGAAGGGATGAGACTCTCCACTCGGAAAATTTGCAGTAACTACTAGCGTGTAGTTCGTTTCGGGTTGGATGTTGAAGAAGTCTATAGAACAATTCAGCGCCACGCCCGTCGGATAACTCGATAACTTGTTTAATGTGCTAAGTTCTTCGCCGCTGTCAGCTTCAGAAAGTTTGACCCCAGCAATCTTTTCCTTAAACGGATTTGGCTTCATAGCGATACTTACCATACTATTTCTCCTTGCTACTCATGTAACCAGCGATTATGCCACGAATGGCACGTTTGTCGCTCTCGGTAAGAGGTTTGCCGTCGAACATCATGGCATTGGCTATGATTTCGTCGATGTCATGGGGGCTGGGTTGTTGTTCTTCGGAAACTCCCCAATCTGCAACAGTGTCTGGTGATATCCCCAATAAATGACATATCTTGAAAACATTCTCAGCTTTTGCGTTCATGATACCACGTTCCAAAATAGAGCGAACAGTAGTGTAAGAGATGCCGCTTTCTGTCGCAAAAGCTCTAACATTTCCATATTTAGCTATAATAAGCTCTTTAATTCTTTCTTCAGCCTGCATTTTTATAACCCTCATTTTTATTTCTACCTATATATTAACACAGAAAATCGTATAGGTAAATAAAAAAAGTAAAAAAAATCGTATTTTTCTGTTGACAGTGTACGAAAATTAGTATATACTTAAATCAAGCTTAAGGAAGGAGGAAGCAAATGAAAAACATTGAAGAAATTCGTAAGAGTAAAGGCGTAACATTAGTAGACATCGCAGACTTGCTCGGAGTTGATTACCGCACGGTTCGTAGCAAAATCAACGGTGTTACAGATTTCAGTTTTGGCGAAACAGTAGCTATCAAGAAGGCGTTCTTCCCAGAATATGAATTAGAATACCTATTCAGCGAACGTGTCGAAGCCTAAATTTTTTTAACCTAGATATACGAAATTTCGTATAGATTAGAAAGGAAACAATAAACAAAATGAAGAAAATAAAAAAAGCCTTTGAAAAAATCAAAGACGTCATTGACGATTGGCTTTGGAGTTATACCGGGTTAATGATAAGTTGTACCTTTTTGGCAATTGTCGGCTCTATATTGGGTTCGATTGTTGGGGTAGGGGTTTTCCTTATTATCAAACTGCTTCTCCACAAGTTATTTGGTTTACCCTTTACAGTTGATTAAGCCTATCACAAGTTTTATCAAATAATTAAGAAACAAGGTAAAAGATGTTCCTAGAATAGAAACTATGAATGGAAGCCATAAAGAAGTTAATAGCGTCCGATCCATGAATGCTTTGTGTTCTGGCAGATAATAAAGACCTTTCTCCGTGAGACCTACGTCGCCAGAAACGTCTTTGACGCATAAGCCTTTGTCACAAAGTTCTTGGACAAAAATGCGATTGTTATCAAGTAATTCTTGATTGTCTTGATAGTAAATTCGACCTCGTTTGTTAGATTTCCGAATTTTAATAAATGTTTTGATTAAGCAATGCGCTTTGTTTGATAGAACTTCCACAATAAAACTCCAATTATTTTTTAAAACTATTATATCAAAAATAGAAAGGAACAAAATGAACGAAATATTAGAACGCATCGCAAAAACCCTTGAGTCTATCGACGCAGAACTCAAGGAAAGAAACAAAGACCGTGAAATGCTTTTCAACCAAGCTGAACAGATTGAAAAAACCTGCTTGGAAATCAAAGAAGATCCATTCGGTCTTAATGTTTTAAAAGAAAAAGTATTAGCTAACAAAGCTAATTTAGAAAGGAATAAACAATGAACAAGTTAATTAATGTAACACTAAATGAAAACCATGAGCCAGTTGTTTCTGGTAGACAATTACACGAGGCTTTGGGAGTCAAAACAAAATATGCCGACTGGTTCAATCGAATGATTGACTATGGCTTCACAGAAAATCAAGATTTTTTGCTTCTCAAAAATGAGCAGCAAACAGGACGGGGTGGACACAACAAAGTCGACCACATCATCAAGCTAGACATGGCAAAAGAAATCGCAATGATTCAGCGAACAGACAAAGGCAAAGAAGTCCGAACCTACTTCATCCAAGTAGAAAAAGACTTCAATAGTCCAGAGAAAATCATGGCAAGAGCATTGCTCATGGCTGATAAGAAAGTCCATAAGCTAGAAGCACAAATTGAAGCTGACCGTCCTAAGGTGCTGTTTGCTGACGCAGTGAGTGCTAGTAAGTCATCTTGTCTAATTGGTGAGCTGGCTAAAATCTTGAAACAGAATGGGATTGATATCGGTCAAAACAAACTCTTTCAGTGGCTACGCTCTAACGGCTATCTAATTAGTCGCCGTGGGGATTCTTGGAATCAACCAACGCAGAAAAGTATGCAACTAGGTCTGTTTGAACTCAAGAAGACCAATATCAACCACGCTGACGGTCACACCACAGTCAACACTACGACTAAGGTCACTGGCAAGGGTCAGCAGTATTTCATCAACAAATTTCTTAACCAAGAGTATTTGCCAGGATAGGAAGGGGGGTGTATCATGAACGACCCATTCAAACCACTAGCTGACCAATTTAACAGCATGTTAACGGCAGTGATAGCAGATAAAACAAAAGCGTTTGATTTAGACGAAACGCTACCCATGATTTTAACTGCTAAACAGTGCCAGTCGATGCTTGGAATTGGCAACTACACAGAATTTTTACGGATAACCAACTTAGACGGCTTCCCTAAAATCGACAAAGGGCGTGGGTCACAAATCAGATACCCACGGGACCCCGTAAGAGATTGGTTTAACAATAACTGGCAAGAGATTGCCTAGCACATACCCCTAGCCGTAGCAGTGAGCTAGTGAGGAAACTGAACGATACCAACTAAGTAAGCAACAACGATTTGACATTCATAAGTCTCCTTAAATATATATGAATTAAAAAACCTCACTAGTTCTCTAGTGCGGTTAGGGAATAAGAAAGGAATTAACAATGAAAAAATTATTCGGATGGATTTGGTCAAACAAAAAGCAAGAAACTGAAACTTACGTAGTCCCACGATGGGAATCTTACACAGCTAAGGCCAGACGTTACAACCTAGATCATGGCTTGCCAGAAGACCAACTTGTGGGGTAACTCATGAAACTACTAAAGAAATTGCTAAACAGAAAGAAACCCAAACAACCAGAGCCGTTCTTTGAATGGGTTGAAACCCCAGAGGAAAAACAAGAACGACTTAAACAGAAATATAGCAAATAACGTCAATATTTCAGCGTGCAGCCATGACCTCGTCGTGGAGTGCATCTTATACCCATAATTTTCCCCAAAAAATTAACACTTTACTACCCACACAAAAATCTTTCTAAAAAAACATATTTACAAAGCGGCGAGGTTGTGGGTGCACGTTGAGAGCACTAAAAAAGCACAGGTGAGGGCCTGCGCAAGAAAAAAACATTTACAAGGAGATTATACCATGAAATCTTTTAACACTCAAACAGTCGCTAAACCATCTTTTACTAAATCAAAAGCCTATGGGCTTTGTGGCACATTGGCGCTAGCTATAGCTCTATTGATTGGAGCTGGGGCAGTATCAGCAGACGAAACCACTCAACCAGTAGCAGACACACAACCAACTGCCGCTAATGTCTATACCGCTGACAATGCTGGGAATGTTACAGTAACACCAAGTGAAACAGTAGCGGAAACACCAGTATTTACTCCACCAGCTCCAGTAGAAGCACAACCTATTGCAGAAACTCCAACAACAACTACAGAAGCAGCTCAACCAGTCGAAGCAGCACCTACTACAGTGACTAAAGCGGGGGACACTATCACAGTCGAAAACCCTAACGTTGAGGTTACCTTCCCTAACGGCAATGGTAAATACTCACCATTCGAAGTTGAATACAAAGATATTCAAATTCCAGACAATGTGCCGGTTAACGAGGGGGACAAAGTTACTTTTGACTTGCCCGAAGAAGTGAAATTCCAAACCTCTTACGAGTTTGATGTACACAATCCAGAGAAGGCAGTCGTTGGTAAAGCTACAGCGGATGCTACCACTAACAAAGTAACCACTGTATTCAACGACTACTTTAAGTCACATCCTCTAAATAAGAGCATGAGTCTAAAACTTGATGCAAGTTGGACAGATAAAGTTGTGGCAGGGAAGCCAGTAAATGTCAACTTTAACGGCACTGTGGTAACAGCTAATGTTGGTAATGAGGGAGTCATCGGTAAAGATGAACTTATCACAAAGTGGGGATTCCAAGACAAAGAAGACCCTACTGTTATTAATTGGACTGCTCGTGTTAACTATGCAAAACGAGTACTAAACTATGTATCAATCATTGACGAGATGTCAGAAAACCAAAAGCTTGTTGATAACTACTTTGAAATCAAGAACATTGAAAGTTTAGACCCTTGGATTGACAAAGGTTCATCTATGGACTTAGTTAAGTCTATCTCAAAATCTGAGCATGGTTTTGAAATCAGAATGGATAGACTAGACCACATGATTTACTTGTACTACAAGACTAAGCTTGTAAATGCTGTTAAGGACTCAACTAACCCTACTAACAAGATTGAATTGAAAGCTGAAAATGATGGTTCTGTTGCATACCAAAAAATTCAGCTCGTAGGCGGTCGGGGTGATGCGTCTGGTGAGAATAAGCCGGAGCCAACGTTTGAAATCCCCCGTGAAGCTCCAAAAGTTGACATCCCAGAATTTGAGGGTGGTATCCCTGGCATTCCGGAAGTCCGTGAGTTGCCGGAGTATACCGAACCGATTGGAACTGTACCAAACGACGCTCCGAAGTATGAAAAACCGGAATTTGAAGGCGGTGTAGTCCCTATTGACCCACCAGTGGTTGAAATTCCAGAATACACTGAGCCAATCGGCACAGTGCCAAATGAAGCTCCAGTTTACGACAAGCCAGAATGGAACGGTGGCACAGTACCAAATGAAGCGCCTATTCATTATAAACCAGAATTCCAAGGCGGTATTCCGGGAATCCCAGAGGTGCGAGAACTCCCACCATTCGAGGGTGGAGTAATTCCAAACGACGCACCTATCTTGGATTTGCCAGAGCTTGAAATTCCAGCAGAGCCAACTAAACCAACACCAGAAAAAGCCCCTAAAACGAGCGTAGAGCGTCCTAATAACAAAGTGGCACAATCTACCACAGTATCTTATAAACTCGATTCTGAGCCAAAAGAGGCGGTAAATACACCCGTTTACGGTGGCACTCTTCCAAACACTGGTGAGAAAGAAGGTATCGCTAGCACTTTGGGATTGGTAGTAATTGCTGCTGGTATCACAACTTTGGGATTGAGCTTCAAGAAGTACAACGGCAAAGAAGACAAGTAATTAAATAATTAGCAGTGGTGGGAGGGTAGGCATTAATTATGGCAGATAATCAGAAATACTATACCAGGAGGTTCAAATGGGAAACCGTAGGATGATAAGTAAAACCGTAACTCAAACACATCGTTTTCTACGCTTGCCGCTAGAAACTCAAGCTCTTTATTTCCATCTTATCCAAAATTGCGACGATGATGGAGTGGTGGAAGCGTTCCCTATCCTCAGAATGATAGGGGCTAACGAGGATAATCTAGGGCTTTTAGTTATCAAACAATTCGTGAAACCTCTTAATGATGAAATGGTCTATTTCGTGGTTGATTTTCACGAACAAAACACGGTCAGAAAAGACAGGTATGTTCCTAGTATTTACAAAGAGTTACTAGAGGAAAACACCGATGAAACCACTGGTAAACCACTGGTAAACCAAACGGAAACCACTGGTTTACCCAATATAAGTAAAGATAATATAAGTAAATCTAATTTAAGTAAATCTAACAGTAGAGAGGATGAAACATCAGAAATTAGTCAATTTTCTTCTTCTGCTGCTGATGACCAATCAGATTTTAATATTTTCAGACATTATCAAGAACGAATCGGACCTATTGACGGATACCAAATGGAAAAACTAAAAGGTTATATCGATTTCGATAAGTTAGAAATTATGTTAGTCAAACGTGCCATAGATAGAGCTGCCGACAACTCAAAACGCTCATTTGGCTATGTCAACTCTATTTTAAAAGCTTGGGCACAAAACGGGATTCATACAGTTGCTCAGCAAGATGAAGAACAACGCCAATTTGACAGTCGTAAAAGCTTTGATGACCAACCAGTTAAATTTGGTCCAGCTTGTAGCAAATATTAGAGGTGATGCTTATGAGTTTAGAAAGCACAGCTAAGCAAATGCGAAGGCAGTATATGACGGTTAGCGATAAATACTGCGAGAAACATAAACGGCACTATGTCACAATTCAGTTTCCGAACTCAAAACCCTACACAGTGTGTGAGCTTTGCCACAGGGAAGAACAAGATCAACAGAATGCTATCAAAGCACAAGAGCAGTACGAACGAGAACAAGAACAGAAACGCTTGTACTTTCTCAAAGATTTCAGTTTGCTGGATGACGATTTGAAGAATGCTAGCTTTGACAATTACAAGGCAGTAACCAGAGAACAGAAAGAAGACTTAAAAAATGTTAGAAGCCAACTTAAAGGTTACCTGGACGGTCAAGACTACAACATTGTTTTGATTGGCGATACTGGAGTGGGCAAAAGCCACCTAGCATATTCAACGCTTAAAGCTTTGTCTGATCACACGAAAAAGATGGGGCTATTCATCAACGTGGTTGACCTATTAGCGAAAATCAAAGAGGACTTCAGCCTTGAAGCCGAATACATCAGACGCATTTCGGAAGCTGAATGGCTAGTGCTCGACGATTTAGGCACTGAAAAAGTGACAGAGTGGTCTAACGGTATCTTGTACAGCATTTTGAACAAACGTACCAAGACTATCGTTACTACTAACCTAAGTCCACGGGACATCATGGGCACTTATGGGAAACGTGTCTATTCGAGGGTTTTCAAGAAGACAGGACTTGGAACGACGAACGAACATGTTTATCAATTCAAAACGCAACAAGACAAGAGGATGATGCTTTGACAGAAACGGAAGTTAAACTAAAACTCTTTGAAGACTACGAGCGTATTCATGGACTTGTGTTTTCAGAGGGGCACAAACAGAAAATGATGGATGAGCTAGATTTATACTCGTTTATCAGCAAAATCAACGAATATATGTATTTTGCTAAGAAATCAACGCAGATTTTTAGCGCACACTAGAAAACCCCTCTAAAATCGATTTTAAGGCGTGTGTTTTGCTCGGTGGTATAAATTGACTAAGACACCGTTAAAATCGCACTATACCCCCTTAAAATGCGAAATAAGGGCATTTAAAACAAAAAGGAAGACAAAAGTATGACGAATCAACTTGCACACAAAGATTTTTTCAACACACCAGCAGTCAAACAGAAATTCCAAGAGGTGTTGAACGGCAATGAACGACAATTTACGGCCAGTCTATTGTCAATCGTAAACAATAACAACCTACTAGCAAGAGCTAGTAATACATCAATCATGACGGCAGCAATGAAAGCAGCGGTACTAAATCTACCTATTGAGCCAAGTTTGGGTTTTGCTTATATCGTGCCATACAAGCAAGATGCACAATTTCAATTAGGGTACAAAGGACTTATCCAGCTAGCTATCCGCTCCGGTCAGTTTAAGGCTATTAATTCCGGCAAGGTTTATAAAGCACAATTCAAATCGTATGACCCACTATTTGAAACATTGGATATTGATTTCACCCAACCAGAAGATGAAGTATATGGCTATTTTGCAACCTTCGAGCTTGTAAACGGCTTTAAAAAGCTGACATTCTGGACGAAAGAACAAGCGGAATCACACGGTAAACGCTTTTCAAAGACTTACGCAAGAGGGCCATGGTCAACAGATTTTGACGCTATGGCTCAAAAAACCGTACTCAAGAGCATTTTGAGCAAATATGCCCCTCTATCAACAGAAATGCAAGAGGGCCTTATCTCAGATAATCAAACTGAGGAAGTTAAGGCTGACCCTATCGATGTTACACCAAAAAACGAGGACACCCAGACACTTTTGGGCGACCTTATGAGTGATGAACCAGAAACGGATAAAAACGTAGATTCTGAAACTGGTGAAATCATCGAAGAAGTCAGCTTGTTCGAAGGTGATTCAACCAAAATCAAAGAGGTAGAAAATGACTGAACTAACAATCTTGACGGATGATAATTATTATTCTGACAAAACCTATATGTCTGTAAGTCGTTTCAAGGAATACATGAAATGCGAGGCTAGAGCTAAAGCTATCGATGATGGTATTTGGGATGACGAACGAGATCAAAAACCTCTACTGTTTGGAAACTATGTCCATAGCTATTTCGAGAGTGAGGAAGCACACGAGAAATTCAAAGAAGATAACAAAAAAGCTATGTTCTCAAGCCGCAAACCTTATGGGCTGTTATCTGATTTCAAGTTAGCTGAGAAGGTTATCGACACACTTAAAGATGACACGCTATTCAATAATCTTTATCACGGCAAAAAAGGTGACAAGGTTGAAAAAGAAAAGATTGTTACTGGTTTTATCGCTGGAGTGCCATTCAAGGGCAAATTGGATAGTATCAATTTTTCAAAAGGCTATGTGGTCGATTTAAAGACCATGAAATCTATCTGGGCTAAGGAATGGTCAGAGGAATTGCGTACCAAAGTGCCAACTGCCGTCAATAACATTCTAGGGTTTCAATACCATGTCCAGCTAGGGACTTACCTAGAATTGCTACGCCAAATGGATTACCCAACATTCAAGCCGTTTATCGTGGCCGCCTCAAAAGAGAAACAGCCGGATAAGGAAATCATTGAATTAACCGAGGAATGGTTGGACGAAGGACTTAAATACATTACAGAGCACGCTCCCAGAGTGTATCAAGTAGCACTCGGAAATGAAGAACCTAAAAAATGTGGACATTGTGATTATTGCAAGTCTCAAAAGAAACTACATGAGGTTCTAACACTGGACGATTTCTTAAATCGTGAATAAAGAGAAAGGAAAAACAAATGATTAATTCAGTCTGTCTTGTTGGAAGATTAACAAGAGACCCAGAACTAAAATACACTGGTAATAACATCGCAGTAGCTACGTTCAGCCTTGCGGTTAACCGTAATTTCAAGGACGCTAATGGTGAACGTGAAACAGACTTTATTAACTGTGTTATCTGGCGCCAGCAAGCTGAAAATTTGGCTAACTGGGCTAAGAAAGGCGCATTGATTGGA